GTATGAACTTAATGCGTATGTACTCCAAAACATTGTGCCGATTGAAGCGGGCACTGTAGTACCTGGGAATGATCCTGTTAATGTGTATGTGCCGTTATATGTTGCACCACAATTAGACACTGTTATTGATTGACCTGTAGTAAATATGCCAGGATTTGATAACACTAAAGTTGCTACGTTACTGCTGATAGATGAAGCCACTACTGGGGCATCGTTATGCCATAAATAACCTTGTATTAAATCTTCTGCCGATTGGCAGCACTCTTCCACTGTAGCGTCACTGTATAAAGTGCCAATACCTAAATTACTGCGTAACTCTGCCATTGTTACCATTGCAGCGGCCATAGTGTCCTTTCTAAAAAAGCTCCCCTGGGGCTAGGGCTACTAAACCCCAGAGGATTATTAAATTACTAAGTTATTAGCTTAGGTTGAAGCGGCGAACGCCACCAGCGACTAATACACCAACGGCCATGTAGCCATATAGTGCTGTCTCAATCTCGCCAGTTGCTGGCTGATTTACAGATAGTCGTAGGATTGGTGATTCGTAAATTGATACTGATGAAGGTACAACAATAAATGCTGACTCATCGATTGTGGTTGATACTGCGTTTGGATCTACGTATAGATCTAAGCCAAGTACGTTACCACGTAGTGATGTTGGTGCAGATACTCCTGCGTTATTCATTGGATTAGCAGCATTGTAAATTGGGCGACCAGTTGTATCGGTTGCGCCAAGTAGTAATGACCACTGTGATGTACCAGCAATATAACGTGTTGCTAACTCACCTGTTGCAAGGTATGCAGCTGGTGCTTGTGTTGATACGTAGGAAATAATTCCTGCTGAATCTGCTGCTACTGCTGTAGCTTGTGTGCCGCCTGCAGTCAATGCTGCAATTACTGCTGCATCTGTTGCTTTGTTGTAGGCACGTGTCATGTTGTCAATCATGGCTGCAAAGAATTCTGGTGAAGATCTTTCTAGAATTTCTAAGCTGTAGCGTTGTAGTCCAGCATATTTCTTAACAGTTAGGTTTACGTATGAAGATACAATACCTGTTTCTGAAGGTGCTGCTGCTTCTGCTGTTTCTGCAACTGTACCTGAAGTAGTGATCTTAGGTACTGAAATTGTCATACCTGCAGCTGGTAGCGCACGTGAACCGATTGCGTCTACTGCTGGGCGTGATCCAATAAGTGTATCAACTACTGTTGGCACAAACTGTGTTGGACTAAATGCTGGGTTAGTAGTAAATGAATCATCTGCAGCAGTTAAGAATTTTGCTACATCTGCTTCTGCTTTCATTACCCATGTTGCTGATTCGTGATTACCTAATTTTGCTTTGATAGTGTGTTCAAGCATGTGTGCTTGTGTCTTAATTGGTGAGCGAGGCTCTGTGTAGAAGGATGCACTAATTGTTGGGCGTGCGGCCTCTACTGGAGCAACCTCTACCACTGGTACTGCTGTTGGCTCGGTGGTGTTGTCCACTTGTGCCTCACTTTCCGTAGTTGGTTGATTTGTTGCATCCGCTTCGCCTTCGCTAGCGGCAACTTTAGTTACTTGTGCTTCTGTAAATGCTGGTGATTCAACCAGGCTTACTTCTTTTAATGTTGCTTTAGTTACATAAATGTAATCTTTTTTCTGTGATGATTTAAGTACATCTACACCAACAGATAAGCCATCAATTAACTGCTCACTTGCCAGCATTAAAGCATCTGATCCTTGCATGCTTGCGCTAATCTTAAAGCTAGCATAGATGCCATCTTGTTCTTCATTAAACTTTTGCATACGACCAATAGGCCTATCGTTTTGATGTTGCATTAACATCTTGATTTTGCCAGGATCTCCTACCTCAATTGATCCTTTAGCAAATACAACTTTACCTACGCTGGTATTGCCTATAGTTTCAAAAGGTACTATTTTGCCAGCAATAACTCTACGCTCGCCATCAGCGCTTTCAATTTGGCTGCTAAATGTAAGAATCAATTTGAATCCGCCCATGTTAAAACTGCAAAGGTAAATGATGGCGTAGTGCCACCAATTGTGCCGACCACTCTTAGTTGATCGGTAAATGCTGAAGTCAATCTAATTATTTCTCGTGTAACGCCTGTTGCTTGTGTAAATGTGGCAATAGTATTCCAGTTGGTGCCATCTACTGTGTCTTGTACTACCGCATCTAATGTAGGTAAAGTGCCGCTAGCTGCTGTAACGTTTAATTGGATTACTAACTGTTTAGCAGCGGCTAGGCCCTTAACGGCTGTGCCAGTAACTGTTTCAGTGCGAGCAGCTGACGCTAATAGCGTAACTGTGCTAGCAGGTATATTGGCTTGTTGTATATCGCTCATGCATTTTCTCCTTTAGCGCTGTTAATGTACTCAGCATCGCCACTTTCATTTCCGTTGGGTGTTAGATCTTCCATTTCTTTTGCTTGCTCGATGTCAATAAGTCCTAGTGCTAGCATTTTCTCGATAGTTTCTAGTCTTGCCTTGTCATCTGAACGCAAGAATGTTTCACTAATATTAAAACGCACAATATGGCCGTTAGCAGTTATATCGTTCATGCTTAGGCGATCTTCAATAGCACAAATATATGGTTGCAGTGAATAGGCAACAAACTCTTTACGGCCATCAATAATATTCTGGTAAGTCATGCTGTTATTCATATCTGCAGAGATGTAATAGGCAGGTACGTTCATGGCTCGTGCAATTTGTGTTGCAAGATATTGTGATGCTTCGTTGTACATCATATCTTTAGGACTAAATCCAACAGTCTCATAAGATAATGTGCTAGTTAAATATGCGGTTGATCTTGATTGACGTGCTTGCTTCCAAGCTGCTAATAATCCTTGTACTTGTGCTTCTGGCATATCTGCGCCAGTGTTTTTTAGGAATCCTGTTGCCATAGGTGTTTGTGATGCTACAGCTGCAGCTTTTTCAATATCTAATGCGCTTTGTATTGTACGACCTGCAGTTTGTAATACGCCTTGTGTTAATCCTTGGAATGTAACTAATGAACCAACGCCAACCATCGGTACTTTTTGATTGTCAATTGTGTAATACAAAACTTCTGTACCCAATGGGTTTAATTGTGCAACTACTCGTGTATTGTTTATCCATTCAAAACGTGCTGGTCTTAAATCATCTGCATAAACTTCTGTAACACGCCAATATGCAACGCCATAAAATATAAGGCTATCGACAGTCCACGAAATAGTGACGGATCGTGGTTGTCGAATATCTGGTTGTTCGCACCAGAGCGGCTTGGCTAATTCTTCGCCTGTAGATTTTTTATACAGCTCTAATGGTAAATATCCTATAACACCTTTAATTAAATTGGCGCATCGATTAACAGCTGGTACTTGTGTTGCAAGTGTGCGATCCATAGGACCTGCACCAAATGTGTTGTAACCAAATCCAATAATGCTATCGCCCATAACGGCAGGGGCGTATTGCGCTTGTAGATTCTCAGTTTTTTTGGTTATACCCAAAGCAGACAATAGACCCATATAGGTACTTTATACCATAAATCGGACTAATGGTGCAAGTTAGACAAAGATTTGCGCAGTTTGTTGAGGTTTTGTTAATTGACTTACAACCATAGCCAGTGATATAGCGGCTGTAACATCGCCAGCGGATTTTCTACGTATTATGCGCCAGCCTGCATCGTTAGTCTTAGCTGCACAGTTATTTAAGTGCTGCACTAGCTCTGCTTGGCCAGAATGGACTACTCGATTATTAGCTAGGCCATCGGCAAGGTCTGAGCATGCCTGGTAAAACGCTTGACCAGACACATCGACCATACGCCATCCGCTTTGCTCTAATCTAGTTGCAATAGTTTGCGTGGCGTATTTGTCGTAGCAGATTGTAGATGGGTGATATTTTCTAGCCCACTCATTTATATCACTTGCCATCTTAATTTCATCTATTGCAATATCGCTATGCCACAGCTGTGCAAGTCCGACTGCTATTTTGCCATCTTGTACTTGGCCCATGACTAAAGCACCTGATCTTCTAGTAGGTGCAATATCAAATGCCATAATTGTTTGTGGCCCGACAGGTATCTCTAAGTTGCTATCACTGCACTGCTCAATAGAACCATATACCCATGGGCTGACAGTAGAATCTACCCACATGCAAAGCATCTCAGTCTTTGTAGCTTCTATACTGTTTGTGCTTACGCTCTCTTCGAGTGTCTGCTCTGTTATAAGATGGCCAAGTGCGGGATTAGCCATAGCCCAGGCTTTACGATCTGTAATTTTAGAATGCTGAGGTGCGCTGTATTCATAGAATCCTAAATTGTCAGGTGGGTATGATAGGCAACGCTCTCTTAGATCATTAAGCACAGTGCTAAAGCCATCACCTGCATTACTTGTCATTAGAGTCATCGCATTAGGGCGAGCACGTGTGACTGGCAGTGCAGCTGTAAACGATTCTTGTGTCCACTCTCTTAATTCATCAATGTATAGAAAATCTGCGGTCTTACCACGTGGTGCATCTCTAGTAGCTGCTGCTATTTCATACCTAGCGCCATTGAGTAAAGTTATAGATTCTTGACCATTAGCCAGGCGAATCTGTCTTACCTGGTCTTTTAAGAATTGATTATCTTCTATCGTGTATGCAACTTGCCTAAATGTATCTAATGCCATATTTCGGTTAGATGACATGCCCAGGACATTCTTAGAACCCCATAAGAATAAATGGCTCAGGATTAACATGCGTGCTAGGTGTGTCTTGCCATTTTGACGTGCCACAAGTATTAGAGCTGTTTTTTTGCGCCAATTCTGTGCATCGTCTATAGATAACAAATCATCTAGCACCCAGCGTTGCCAAGGCACGAGAGGTAAACCAATCTTCGTAGCTAGATCAGCTACCTCTTGTGCTTTTGACGGAGCATTCAGTAAAGGTGTGTGGATTCTAGGCTCAATACTACCAATTAGCCCGACCCCTCGTGGCGTCTGTTTTACTTCCGCATCATTCTGCATCGAAGTTAAGCGTATCAGGTTTGATAAATGGTGAGTCTGGCACTGTTCGGATCGTCTCAGGGAGAGAAGAGTCAGG